CAGCAGCAGCGCCACCAGCATCCTTAACCGTACCCATTAGAAGCATAAATTCCATATCACGCTTCATTTCTTTTGCACGTTTAGCAAGCTGATAGGCTTGAGTAGATTTACGACCAGCAAAATCCACCGCTTCAGCAGTTCCAGAACTCTGGACTTGCGTTGCGGATATCTGGGTGTAATTTGTCAAGCGTCTTGGCTCTGATGCGGCGGTTGAAGCATAATCCCAGCCTTCTACCTGTGTATTCATAGCCGCTGCCGTCAACTCATCCGTTTGCCACTCAAATAGAGTGTTATCAGCGGTTCCTCTGCCACACCCATTAAGAAACGGTGTGTCCATAGGGCTGATGTTGTATATAATATTACTTAGGTCTTCTCTGATACCAATGGCACCATAGGTTTGCCTAGTGTTTGCAGGAACTGCCATAGCATTTCCCTCCTAAAAGTTAAAGTTCTATAAAATCCTCTAATAGTATAGACGCATCATCGGTGCGCCCAGACTGTTGGAGACGCTTCATTTGTGCAGCTTTTTTAACCTTTGTTTCATTGCTCTTACTTTTGCCCTTTCCTGACCGTATTACTCTGGGCTTATTTTTAAGCTTTTTAGACTTAACATCCGCGTTCTGTAAACTATCATATTTTTGGGCTTTCATAAGAACAAGCAAAGACCTATGATCCACAAGAGAGCCAATCTCTTCAGGAGTATAGCCTACTGACAGAGCATATTCTTTAATATCTTTAGCAATCTTCTTTTGCTTTTCTGGTTCTTTCCAGTCTGGCAATGCGTCAGCCATTTTGACATGTTCCTGTTGGAGCGTCTGATGGGATTGCTTCTGATATTCTTGATACTGCTTTTGATATGCATCTTCCTGCTGTACCTGATATTGGGCCATTTTATCTTGTGAATCTCTAAACTCTTCCTTCTTTGTGATAAATGCTATTGGGTCTTCGGCTTTCAGTTGTTCCCAGTTTATACTGGCATACTGCTCCAGACCCGGAACAGAACCATCTACAATCTGTTGTAAAGAGTCTATATATTGCTGCCTTTCTGCCTGAATCTGTTGGTATTCTTGCGCCATATGTTGCTTGGCGTTATCAAATGCCTTCCGGTGTTCTGACAGTTCTTGTGTTTTCTTGGTGTAATCCGACTGGCGTGAATAGCCTTTCAGAAGTTCGTCAAAGGATACCTCATGCTCTTCGCCATTAATATTAACAGCATATACATCAGGTTCTTCTTCGTCTTCGTCGTCAGACTCCTCGGTTTCCTCTTCGGCTGATGCCTCTAATTCTTCCTCAGATTCCTCTTCCAATGATTCGTCTTGAGTTTCCTCCGTAGACTCTTCCTCTTCGGTAGGTGAGGCTTCTTCTTCTGTCGGTTTTTCCTCTTCAGGTTCCATCAGACTAAGTAGTGCCTCTTGCGCTTCTGCTACACTTCCTCCAAGCGCGGGTACGGGCTGTAAGCCACTAGGTTGCGGGGCAGTTTGCGTATCCGCCATTTTACTTCTCCTTTATATGAATGGATGTTGCTTGTCAAGGATATCAGCCATGCGCCCTGTTTCAACTATGGACGATATATGTGTATGAATCCTATCAAGCAATCTCATCGCAAGCCAGATTGATTCTCTGGCTTCCAATTCTGTAGAACCGCTAGCGTTCCAGCGGGTCATTAAATCTTCTTTTAATAAATCAAATGCTTCATTAAAAATCGGGTCAGAAAGGAGGCGTCTAGCTTGTTCCTCTCTTCTTTGATCTGTCATTATCTTTTTCTTTTGCCTCTTCTATGCGGTTTCTGTCCTGTACTTTTTACACAAATCGCCCAAGCAGAACTTTTACTCTTTCCACTCTTCCTAACTTTCTTAACGCACCTTTCAAGCTTCTTTGGCATTAACCTATTCCAACAGGTCTTTCTTGTTCAGACTCTAGCTGGATTTCTGCCGCCTTCATGGCTGTGTCTGCCTGTAACTTGGCGGCATCAAGTTGGACTTTCTGTTGCTTGATTTGTGTTTCAGCAACTTTAACATCAAGTTCACCCTTCTTAATTTGAAGCTCAGTTTGCGCTATTTGCTCTTCTGGTGATGGCCCTTGTGGCTGCTGTTGAGAGGGATCAGTAAGAAAATCATTAACATTCTGAAATCCCATTGCCTTAACAAGCGCCGCTCCAAGGTTGTACATGTTCTGTTCAGTAACAATTCTTAATCCACCACTCATAGACTGTCCGGCAAACTGTAACATTTGTGATAGGTGAGCCATTTGCTGGTCTTTATCTCCTTGACCCAACGCTACAGAAACAGTGCAATCAGCTTTATCTTTCCAAGCCGTTGGTCTTACGGGAACCCATTCATTCCTTAACATGATCATTCTTTGTTTATCTTGATTTTTCAAGAGCAATTCATATATGGTAATCATTAAATCTTTTACGCCTGTCTCTGCAAAATTTCTTGCAATCAACTCAACCCTGCTCTGCGCTGCCGTCATAACGGCAGTTACAGCAGTAGCCGTGGTGTGAGATGTCAGGGCATTTTCATTCATCCCTTGCGAATATTTTGAAACTCCTGCCCTTGATTCTCTTACAGAGTCTATATACTTCAACATTTCAAAAGAATATGGCTCTAGAGTTGGGGTATCTAATCTTGTTACTGCTCCGGGTGCTTTTATTCTGACCACGCCGCCCGGTCTTTGCGTGAGGAGGTCATCCAGATTGGCCTGACCCTCTATCACGGCATATCTACCGAAATTCTGGTTATACATATTATCCATCAGATTTCGGGTTAATGTAGACTTCATCAACTGTAAGTCCATCACCAAGTCAGCAACAGACAAACCAAAGAACTTGTGTGGAATCTTTATTGGTGTAATAGAAACAAATGGGATAGAATCTATTTCTTCATTTGCCAGAACTTTAGAACCTACAGTACAAACTTTCCTTAGTTCGGAAATTCCATCACCGTTATAGTCAGTCTGTAGAAAAGATTCATACAACCAATAGGTTCTTAATGACTCATCATTAAAGTCATCACCACCGCCCCAGCCTTCCCAGTATTTAGCAGACTTATCAAACGCATAACGCTCTAGACGTTCAGAGGAAAAGGCAGTCATATCATCTCCCCCACCGCCTAACTCTCCCGGCTCTATATCCTCATCTGGATACATCTCACGCAGTTCTGAAAGAGTCTTTAGTACACGGTGACAAACAAATCTGGCTTCTTGTAAATCCTTTGCTTCCCGGCTTATAAGAAACTCTGAAGGGGGAACATTTTCAATTTTAATTCTTCCATCATAAGAGGTTCTTTTTATTACAACGTCATGGTAAACAACATTATCTTCTTCAAGATTTTCAGTGTGTTCTAAAACCTCAACACCATCATCCATTAGGAGGGCTTGAAGTCCCACCTCATCTAAACCGTTGTATTCCTCTCTTTCCTCCTCTTCATAATCATCCCACCAAATCTTTACAATACCATTTTTAGAAAGTAAGGCATCAGTGAACCATGAGTATAATATTTGCCAGCCGGGATTGTCTTTTGTAAAAACATAATTAACGTAATCTGTAGCCTGTTCAGCCATCTTTACATCTTCCGGGCCGTGGGGGGAGAATTTAACCATTTCATCGCCAGATGCAAATATTCTCATCAGGGATGGCTTAATCCACTCTATAGTATCTTGAACGGTAGAATCTACAAATTGGCTTCTTCCTTCTACCTCATTTCCAAAGGGTAGACCATAGTAATACTTCATAGCCATTTCTCTCTGGGTGGAGATAGTATCTCCCATATAGCCCAAAGAGTCGGTAATTTCTCCCCGAATTCTAGTAACTAATTCTTCTTCAGTGATTTTTTCTTTTGCCATTAGTAATATCTTTTTCTAAGTCTTTCATACCATTTAGGAAAATCTGGCTGCACAAAATCATCTCTCCCCCATTTGTCTGCTTGTATAAATTCAAACTGTGCAGTCATATTAAATTTTGCGCGAACAAGGTCTTCCAGCTTTTTCATATCTGATTGTATATCATATATACTAAGCGGTGGACTTTCTTGATCTTCTAAAAATGCTAATAACTGCGCCGCAACTTCTTCATAATTGCTATTCTTTAAAAGAAGTGACTCCGCCTCCTTTATCATAGCTTTACGCCAATCTTGCATCCTCCTTCCCTGACCGCCAGCAAATCCGGAGGGAGCGCCTACTTCTTCTCTAGCATATTCAAATAGTTTATTTGCATCATGGTCTGGAAGAGAAACAGTATCTGCATACATATGTTGGTCAGACAAATACACATTTCTTTCTCTTGGCGGGGAAAATGCTTTTTCCATAGGTTCTATTACACTATGGCCACCTTCCCCCTCTTGCAACATTAACCTCTTACCCCTTCCGCTCTCATCTACCCATAAGCCACTTGTGCTTCCCTTCTTATGTGGTGCTGGTTCGCGTTCTAATAAAGAAATATACTCAGCCGTGCTATTAATACTTTCTAATGCCTGTGTAGCAAATTTAGCAGACTCATACCTGCCATCTGGGGTTGACATATCAATAGACTGTTGCTTTTCATGCAGAAGGTCTGTTATATGATTGTATGCTTCACGCACCTCCTGATAAGCGTTCATCTTATCAGAATACAAAGTCTTTCTCTGATTTGAAAGGGGGTCTTGATATTCTGGGGCAGTGAATCCCCACTCCTTCATCCCCTTCATATAATTTCTAAAGGGATCACCCAATTGACGATTCAACTTATCAGTTCTAAACTTAGCTTGTTCAAGCAAATATGATCTTACTTCAGGCGGCGTCATTGACTGCATCATGCGCCAATTTTCCATGGTTCCCCGGTCATAATATTCTTCTTTGCCAAGATGCCCAGTTTCTATTCCGGTAGGCTTGCGAATTGTGGCAAGTGCTTGACCCTCTGGTGTAGAAGATTCTCTTTTCCACTCTGCTAGGCGTTTTTTACCAGATGCGTTAAGGCTTCCTTCTGCATCAAAATTTTCCGGCTCAAACCCTATAGAATATAATCCCTTCTGGGAAGTATCATCCAACTTAAAATAACTCCCCTCTTTAGCAGACCTTTGCTCTATACCGGGAGTATCAGCATATGGATAACCTAAGTATTTCCTTAACCCACCTTCTCCGCCGGTCTCAAATGCTGTAAGAGCCTCCCGCGCCTTATCTAACGCTACTTCTGCTTTGCGTCTTTTAGTTTGGCTAATTCCTCTTTCTGAGGCCGTTTCCAGATATTTTTCAGTTAGCGGTTTAGTTCCCTCTAATACCTCTAGAGCCTTTGCGTAATTAGTCCTTAATGTTTCTGGGGAGTATTCATCTCCAAGTTCTTTTCCGCGAGACCTTTCTAAAGATTCAGACTGCAACTGCTTTTTTGCTTGAGCATCTTGCTCAAAAACCTGTTCCATGGTAGATTCTATTTCCCCATGAACTCCCTCAATGATAGACTCTAGATTTGGGCCATCTATAGCCTTCCCCATCCAAGTTAAATTACCAGTTTCAGAAAAAACTCTTTTTGTAGTTTTAAGTTCAGCTAATATATCTTTCCCGCCTTTTGTTACTTCCCCCACTCTCTCAAATCTATTCCAAAGAGCATCATTGCTTCTTTCTGCTAATGCACTTGCTTCTTCGTCAAATTTAAAATCTGGATGAGCATACATTTGTCTCCACTTAAGCGGGTCTATATTCTCTGCTGGTAATCCAGACCTTCTGGAACTCCAATCAGCAAGAGCCTGTTCTGACTGCAACTTGTAATCATATACTGGTCTTGGAACTTGAGCGTGTGGATCAACAACTCCTTTGGGAACTGTTTCACTCCGGCCTTTTTGTTCATTCCAAGCTTTATCAGGCTCAAAAGACTTCTCTTTTAATGAATCAAAATAATCTTCTAAAGCAACTACTTTAGCCTCAAAATCCTCAATCATAAAATCTACAGGATTCTGGGGCTGATCTTCAGTGGTAACCAACTGTCCACTTGGTGGAAGCATTACCCTGTCTTGTCTTGTTTGTATTCTCTGAAGCCTTCTTGACTCTTCTAAATCCTCCAACTGTCTTGATGCATCAGCCTTGGTTGGCCTTCCTCTTTGCCCTTTACCCTTCCCATAAAGTCTTGGCTTTCTTACGCCAGCCATCATAAGGATAGCAGCCTGTTGACGAGAGTCATCCATTGTTGGTGGGGTCATAAGAGTCTGCTGTTCACCCCCAAAGTCAAAACCGCTAAAAGTCTTGTGCATTGCAAGATTATTCTCATAAAGAGATTTAGCAAGCCTTTCTTGAATATCACTCAAAATTGGTTCAGATGCAATATTATATGCAGTTAATGCACCAGAAGCCATAGGGCCGACAGAAACACCTTGAAACTTTCCCGGCTCTCTAGAATAATCTTCTATAGCACCAGCAGCATTTGAACGCCATCTTTGCCCATATTGCGTTAAATACCTGAATATCTGCTCTAACTTATTTGTTCTTTCCTCGTCTTCTGGAAGAACATCTCTTACTGAAAATGCCATCAGATAATCCCGTAGTTCTTGTATTCAAGATCACCTGTCCAAGTTTTATCTTCACCGGAAACAGAAAATCTGGAAGACATGACTGCATATCTTGTTGCAG